GCAGCATGTCATCTGGTGATATTGTCATCCATACCACCAGAAACGGTATTAAAAACCAATGGGCTATTCTTGCTATCCCTACTATAAAATCCATTATCCTTTAGGATATTTATCTTTAACTGCCTGACGCTTACCTTCTAGTGAAGTAATCGCAGCCATTCTTTCTTCAACCACGCCTTCCCAAAGGGCAACAGTAATTTCATCTATAGGTGGGTATTCTGCTTTGCGTTTCTCAGCGTAAGTGCGCGTGTCTGGTGCAGGATCAGGCTCAACAAATGTAAATACATTGCCGTCCCAACTACCGCCTATACGAGCATCGCTGGTCGCTTCGATTAATTCGGAATCAGGTATGGAGAACTCTGTAACACCATCCCAGACAACTACATTCTCAACAACACCGTTTCTAACTACCGCGTAATTAGCCATTATTTATACTCCCAGATGACTACTATTCCCGGCCCGCCATTATAGCCAGTACCAAAATATGGCCCATAACCCCCCTCTCCGGGGTTTAACGCGGTAGCACCCTTTTGCGCCCCCGGGCCCCAATAACTCCCTACGGACGCATAACTCCCTGCGTAAACATTACCCCCAGATAAATTAATATCACCACCTGTTGCTGTAGTTCGAGTACCAGTATTTGATGCCGCAAGAGTTCCCGCAGGGCCTCCTAAACCAGTAATAGTGTTGGCAGCGTCTACCCAACTAGAGTTGCCACCTGCTGTTGGCGATCCTCCAGCGACTCCAGCGGCCCCGACTAATATAGTAGCCGTTGCAATGCTAGAAACATCTAAAAACTTAATCGCAGTTGAACCAGAAAATCCTCCACAACTAGCGGAGGCGCCACCACTATAACCGCCCCCTCCGCCACCAGTAACATACATAACTACTTTTGTTACATCTGTAGGTCTAGTCCATGTTCCACTTGGCAGTGATCGCATTTGTACAAACCCAGAAGATGCTATAGCAGCCCAACTAGCCGCGCTTCCGTTTGTAGTTAGGAACTTACCGCTCTCACTTGTTTGGGAAGGTAGTGAATCAACAGTAGTCCACGCCATGTCATCCTGAAGGAACTTAGCCCCATCGGGTGTTCCTGTCGTGGCTAGTTCTGCAACACCAACTGAGTCATCCGCCATCTTAGCTAGGGTTACTGCATCATCAGCTAACTTTAATGAGGTAACAGAACCATCAGCAGGAACAATTGCAGTTCCAATATCGTTGATGCCTACTACTTCCACAGTAGCCCCATCAGCAAAGTTCCCCGACGCGAGAGTAATGGTCGTGGGAGTTCCTGCTATTGAGAAGGCGTCTGTCTGTTGAACAACACCATTCACTGTGAAGATGAGAGACTCTTCGCTAGGTGCAGTCCATGTTAAGACAACAGTATTAGTCGAAGATCCAGAGATGGCATACGCTGCTTTTAATCGTATGTCAGAAGACTTTAATTCTGTTCTACCTAAATACGACATCAGGTGATCTCAAGGACTGAAGCAAAGATATCAAGGTTTCCACTAGCGTTAGAGGATTTGGCATGGAGTTTGTCTCCAGACTCCATATTCAACTTAATGCCATCAAACACTAAAGAACTATTGGCTGGGACTGGGGTTGTCTTACAGATATAGTAGTTCGGCGTTCCCCCCGCACTTATGTCTTCAACAGCAATGTCTGCATCTACACTCACTGTTCCAGTATTGCAGACTGTTAAACTGTGAATCACTGTTTCAGCAACACCAGCCGCGTGTGCTGCAAACACTTCTGTAAGAGCGGCGTCTGTGAGGGTCTTGCCCTTGTTCTTAAATGCATTTGCCATATTTTTGTCCTATTAACCTAAAGCAATCGCCATTGCAACGCCAGTGCCAGCAGGGTCGCCTGCTGTTGGAGTTCCCCATGACGTATCAGTTCCATTGTTTGTTAAAAACTTACCAGAATCAGAAACAAATGATGGTATTAGTGCTGCTGTAGTTGTTGATGGGAAACTGCCCTGCAAGACTGACTTAATTAGATTAAGATGTCCTTGCGGGGAAGTTCCTCCACCTTCAGATACCGGATCGCCATTAGCAGGGTTAGTCGTTACAAGCTGACTAACTCTTGTTGCAGTTTCTACAGCCATTACGAGGCTGCTGAAGTAAGCGTTACAGTGACAAGCAGAACATCACCACTAACAACAGACTGTGCTGAACTGAAATCTACTGCTCCATATAATGTACCAGTAGTTCCGCTTTTCGTGCTATTGTTGGTTAAAAACGCGCCATAAATGTCATCAGTAGCGTTCATAGTAAATAGTGCTTTGCTTGCGCTATTATCTACAGACTTAGCGGCTACAGCACCTAGTGTAAGTGTTGGTCTAACAGTCTCGCTATATATAGCGAGTTCTGCCCAACTACTATGTGAGGCCATCGTATCAGCAGCAACCGGTGTACCGGTATCCTTCAAGCCAACATAATGCGCGGCTGTATAACCAGAACCCTTAAAGTAGTTTGTTAGTACATCATTAAGTCCTGCATCAACGACGAGGTTTTCATTCACCTCGCGCCATTTTTCCTTGCCGTCCGCATCATAGCAAACTACTTCCCAGATGCTTCCTAATGTTAATCCAATTTTACTCTCGCTCATTTTGATACCTTAGTCCATGTTGTTGATGGGTCAGAAGAAGAAGTCCATGTTGTCGATACTTCTACATCAGGCTCCCACATTTTTCTTTCTGCGCTAGTAGAGCCTAAATAACTTGTAAGTGTTACGGTCTGTGTGTACTGATAGTTTGGTGTTATCGAATCTCCAAACTGCGCCTCGAATGTAATCGTGGGCATGTTGTGAGAAATGCTTACATCAAACTCAGCGGGTAATGTTGCTATCTTCGTATACTGGTAATTAAACCCCGCAGACATTCCAAAATTAGACTCTAGATTGACAGTCTTCATATTATGGGTTGGTGTGCTTTCGCCTAAACTAACGCCCAAGGTGCTTGTTTTGGTGTACTGTCTATTAGATGTTATACCCATCCCCATAAAGAATGGGAAATTAACATCCCGTATATTATCCTCACCAAGAGACGTGCCAAATCCCATTGAAAACGAAACAGACTTTAACTTGCCAAACCTTATATCAGTTACGCTTTCATCTAGAAACAGTCCAAAAGAACTGCTCTTCTCCCTATCGGGCGTGTTCCAGTTTACTCCTATTGCGCCACTTCCACTAACCCAAGTTATGGGTGCAATAGCCTTATTCCATACGAGGGAGGACATTAGTGGTATCCAGTAGTATTAATAACTCTCATCGATGAGCCAGAATGTCTATCTCTTGCGTCTGCGGACTGTATAGAGGTTATAGCGTTTACAACAAAATCTTTCCAAGTACCCATTCTTGTATCATTAACTAGAAAGGGTTCTGCATTTAAAAGAGCGCCATATAGATATAGGTCAGGCGCATTATCTAAAACCCAATTGGTTGCAACTGTAGAAGACAATGCATCAAAGGCTTTATAGAAATCCATTTCCATTGTCATCACGGAATCAGGTGCTGGCCCTAGTATTAATTCGTTTGCAACCATTGTATACATAAGGGGAACCCCTGTTTTGCTACCTCCCCACACTCTATCGTGTATCTCTGGGGTAACATACTCAAGGGCTGTTATAGGGTCAGTGTTAATCTGGAAGTTACGCATCTGGATATAACCACCGGGCAATGCATAACTCTTTTGCCCCGACACTGTACTTGCCGTATACCTTCCTTCCATACCACGAATCCTCAACTCTCTATTGAATTGAGCCTCGGCCAGAGAAATAAACTCTGGGATTCTATCTGTCAAATCATCCCGATTTAACCAGTTTGCTACAGAGGCTTTAAGTTCTGTATAGGTTGTAATTGCCATTATTGCGTCAGTTCAGATATTTCCAAATTACCATCAGTAGAGTTCCTGATTGCGGAAATTATTTGCCCCGGAATACAATCAAAAGTGTATGGCTCATTTGCTTTTAAAAACACACTAGCAATGGCAGATGCTGCGACTGAACCTGTAGTTCCGAAATTAACATAGCAATCTGTACTTGCATGAAGCATCACTGCATATGTTTGATTTCCTACAGGGCTGGCTGTCCCAACTGTTGCTGCATAAGCTAATGTCTGATTTACATTTAGCGGCTTGAAAAAATATTTAATGGCTGTCATATCGATTTCCTATATATGAGTCGGGGCAACTCTAAAGTATTTGTAGTCTGGGTTATTAAGATAAGCGGCAAAAAGAATAGGGTCTTTCCAGATATCACCTTGAAATCCTATACCTGTTCCGCCTGTTTGCTTGTCCCACAGTTCTAATATATTATGTGGAATAGTATGGCTATGGTGCCACTCCCCTCTTTTGAGAGACAGTTTGTCACCTGCATCATTAAACTTTCGTTTAGTATATTCAAGAATAGGGCCAACATCTTGCTTCGTGGTAAAAGTGACAGAACCGTCTGTATGCTCAGTAAGATCTGTACGTCGATACGGGCTAGTATCTAGCAGTGTTGTTCGTTCATTATTTATTTCCCACTTCATAAAGCCTCACTCCCTATGCCGCCTATAAAGTCTCCCCGACCTTTATCATAAGATTTTTTTACCCATTCTTCAGCAGATTTAGGCACAGGCTCATCTTTGGGCCGTACCTTTTTTTGTTTCTTTTCTAATTTCTGTGCGATCTCTTCGATTTCATTCATAATAAGATAGGGGGTGAGTTGCCCCACCCCCTTTTTTACATATTAGTCTGCAACGTCAGCCAAGAAACCACTTGACTTTTCGTTCTTAGACATTAAGCCGTATTCAGCAAGCAACATCTGCCGAACGCTATCACCGGTCTTTGCCAGCGGCCCCGTTGAGAAGGGACGCAAATAAGCAATTGCCCAGTAGTCCATATCCAGAAACCAAACATCCCGCGAACGGAACTGATTCCTATTAGGAACGATCTTAAAAGTTCCAAAATCGGATATGTAAACGTCCACCGCTGCGACGACATGAGCAGGTGAATCACCCTTCGTATCAGTACGAAGTTCAGATACAGTCTGCGTCAAGGCCGAGATTGCCTGTTTCTGAGGTGACTTACACATAATCATGTCAGGCTCACCACCAGAATCAAAACATTCTTTAATGACTGTCTTGATACCAGCTTCAGTAATGGCATTTGCAGTTGTAGCATCAGTTGGCGCTGCTGTACCGTCGGAACCTACAGCAGCCGCACCTGCGGTTGCTCCAGTCCCTAGAGTATGGTAGTTAGTTCCTACCCAACAGGATAAGCCACCAGTTGCTCTCGCTGCGGCGGATGTACCGGCAGAAGACGGAACATTTGAAGTTAACATGAATTCCATGTCTCTCTTCATCTGCTTCGCTTTTTTAGCCAACTGGTAGGCTTGCGAGGATTTTCGGCCTGCATAGTCTACTGCTTCGTTGGTTCCGGAAGTTTGAATTACATATCGACTTATCTGTGTGCGATTTCCAACACGCGCTGGATTCACTCGTGCATCATTATCAGGGTCTTCACCCTCTTTCTGGCGATTAGCTGCACCGCCAGCAATGGTATCTGTCTGCCACTCAAAGTGAGTATTGTCAGCAGTCGCTTTACCACAACCTGATAAAAATGGAGTGTCCAAAGGCGCAATATTGTAGATCACATTAGATAGGTCTTCTCTAATACCTACAGCACTGTAGGTCAGAGAAATACTTGTTGGCACACTAGCCATAATAGTCTCCTATTCTAAAAATATATGATCCTCAAGCATATGAACTGCATCATCGATGCGGCCACTTGCTTGTAGGCGCTTTAATTGTTTAGTACGTTTAACCTTAGAACCCTCTCCTTTCTGCGCTCCTCTTCCTGCTTTAACCACCTTCGGTTTGTTCTTAACCTTTTTTGTTTTAACATCTGCCTTTTGAAGTTCGTCATACTTCATGGCTTTATACAAAACATGGATTTGACGGCTATCCACAAGGTTTCCGATCTCTTCAGGTGAAAAACTCTGAGCAGTCGCATACTCTCTCAAATTTCCCCTAACCTTCTGGGAAGAATCTGGATTACTAAATTCAGGAATTAACTCTTGCAGCTTGCCTACTTCTCCAGCAGTCCATTCCCGAAACGACTCTTGGAATTTCTCTGATTGGACTTTCTGCGCTTGCTCCTGTTGATGCCTGTATTCAATAACTTTTTGTCGGGTTTCATTAATTTCATCACGCTTTGTAAAGTATTCAATGGGGTCTTCTTCTTTGAGTTTTTCCCAATCAATATTGCCATACTCTTCGGCTTTAGCAGATGTTGAATTAATAATCTCTTCTAGGCTATTAATGTACTGTTGACGCTCCCCTTGAATAGATTGGAGTTCATGATTATACTTTTGAGTTAAATCATCAAATCCTTTTCTGTGTTCAGAAAGTTCCTGCGTCTTTTTTGTGTAGTCTGATTGTCGAGAATAACCTTTCGCTAATTCATCAAGGGTGACTTCAAATTCTTCCCCGCCAACCTTGACGGTAAATAATTCAGGTTCCTCAGATTCCTCAGTCTCTTCTTCAGACTCTTCAGATTCATCATCTTCTTCATCAGATTCAGATTCCTCTTCAACCGATTCATCATCTTCTTCCTCGGTTGATTGTTCTTCTTCTATTTCTGGAATATCCTCTTCGGGTTCCATCATGTCTAGAAAAACATCCGTTGCCTCCTGCATACTGCCGGGGGGCGGTGGTGTCGGCTGGGTAGCCGGATGCGGGGCTTGTTGCGTGTCCGCCATAACAAATCTCCTTTAGATGTAAGGGTGTTGCTTGTCAAGTAACTGAGCCATTTTCCCACTATCTACAATAGAGATTAAATGTACTCGCACCCTTTCAAGCAGTCGTATCGCCAACCAGAAGGACTCTCGTTGGTCTACATCTGTTGATGCTGTGGTTTGCCACAGCATTATCAGTTCTTTCTCAAGAGACTCAAAAGCCTCTGTAAGCAAACTATCTTCTAATAATCTTTCTGCGTGTTGTTGTCTCGCTAGATCATTTTCCATTCATTATCCTATGCCAACAGGCCGTTGTTGTGTTACTTCAAGAGCAACCTCAGCGGCTTTAATCTGGGCATCGGACTTTGCTTTCATCATATCCACTTTTACTTTCTGTGCTTTTATTTGCACGTCAGCGGATTTAATTTCAAGTTCTTTTTGTCTAATCTTCAAATCCTCTTGCGCCATCTTTTCTTCTGCCGAAGGTTCTTGGGGGACTGACTCAGGATCAGTTAAGAAATCATCAACATTCTGGAACCCCATATTCTTTATTAAGGCTGATCCCATATTGTAAAGATTCTTTTCTGATACTATACTTAATCCTCCAGACATTGCTTGAGAAGCAAACTGCATCATGGTAGAAAGATGTACTAACTGCTGATCTTTATTGCCATGACCTAGGGCAACAGAAACAGTGCAATCATATTTGTCTTTCCACATATTAGGGCGCACTGGGATCCATTTATTTCTAATCATAACTACACGCTGCTTATCTTGATTCTTCAATAGCAGTTCATAGATACGGCTCATTAATTCTTTTACACCTGTTTCAGCAAAGTTTCTTGCTATCAGTTCAAGTCTTGATTGTGAGGCAGTCATCACTGCGTTCACCGCAGTAGCCGTAGTATGAGAAGTCAAAGCGTTTTCATCAAGACCTTGTGACATTCTAGATACACCAGCCCTTGACTCTCTAACATTGTCTAAGTATTCAAGCATCTGGAATGAATAAGGTTCTAATGTAGGAGTCGCTAATGGCATAATTGCATTAGGCGACTTAACTCTAACCACACCACCCGGTCTCTGCGTTAGCAAATCATCTAAATTCGCTTGACCCTCAAGAACAGCATAGCGACCAAAGTTCTGGTTATACATATTGTCCATTAATGTTCGCATCAATGTACTTTTCATTAATTGCAGATCCATTACTAAGTCCGCAACAGATAGACCAAAGAACTTATGTGGTATCTTTATTGGAGTAAGACTTACAAAAGGAATGTTGTCTATAGCATCATTCGCTAATATTCTATCTCCAACTGTGCATACCTTTCTTAACTCTGCAATACCATCCCCATCCCAATCTGTTTTTAGATAACTTTCATGAAGCCAATAAATCTGTAACGCTTCTTCGTTTGGATCGTTATATCCAAATCCACTATTGTATTGAGAAGAGTTATCGAACATGTATCGAGATAGTCGTTCAGCAGAGAACTCATCTATATCATCACTCCCAGAACTAAGATCATCTGGGTCAAGGTCTTCGTCAGGATACATCTCCCTTAACTCGGATAATGTTTTCTCTACCCGATGGCATATAAATTTTGAGTCCTGTATGGTTTTAGATTCTCTTGCAATCAAAAACTCATTAGGCGGTACGTTTTCAATCTTGACTGTACCAATTTGGCTTGTTCTTTTTATAACAATATCATGCACAGGTTCGCCTTGCTCTGCATCGCCTTGGGTATGCTCTACCACTTCTACTTCAACATCGTTTACTAAAGATTCAAACTCAACCTCATTAAGGTTATGGTATTCTTCTCTTTCTACTTCTGGATACTCTTCCCAATAGCATTTAACTATGCCATTCTTCTGCATAAGCGCATCAGTGAACCACGAATAAAGTATCTCCCAGCCGGGATTGTCTTTAGTGAAAACGTAATTAACATAGTCTGTGGCCTGTTTTGCCACTTCAACATCTTCTGGGCCAACAGGATTAAACTTAACCATCTCGTCACCAGAAGCAAAGATCCTCATAAGAGAAGGCTTTATCCACTCTATGGTGTCCTGAACGGTAGAGTCGACAAATTGAGAACGCCCCTCCACTTCGTTTCCAAAGGGAAGGCCGTAATAATATTCCATTGACTTTTCACGTTGCTGAGATATCGTATCTCCGTATCCTAAAGAGTCTGTTAACTCTCCTTGTATACGGGCAAGTAAATCGTCATCTGTGATTTTGTTAGATGATGCCATAATTCCTATATTCTATTTCATTAGTCCATGCGTCGTCTTGACCAGCAACTGAAAACCTTGAAGACATTACTGCATATCTTGTCGCTGACATTAGATCGTCCTGAAAGGGGATGATCTTGCCCGCCTTTCTATGATACATCCTAAACTCTTCCCACCAATCAGATAGTGTAGAAAAGACTTTGAATCTATCATCTTCCATTGCCTGTAAAAGAACCATTATTCCTTCTTCAATTGAGTTGCCTCCCTTGTTTTGCCCAAGTGCCGGAGGGTTTGAAAAATGGAAAGGAAGCATATTGCACCCAAGATTCCTATACTGATCCGCAAGGCCGGGATTACCCATAGAATCACGCCTGTTGCCATCGTGAGGCCAAGCCACAGGAATAAAGTCCTGTCTTGTTTTGATCTGAGACGCATGAATAGAGGGAGGGGCTTTTGATTGCCTATAGCAGTCATAGATATAATAAGTGTCCTCTTCTCTATCCCATGCCGTCCAGACAACAGCAGTTGGGTGGTCAAACCCAAAGTCTATCCCTGCTATTCTAGGCCAATGATCTTCCAACTTAATAGGATCAATCATTACCTTCTCTTCATTTATCGGGAATACAAGGCCAGAGCCAATAGAAGGGCGACCATATCGACGCATCTCACGTTCATGCGGACTGTAACTCGCAAGTATTTGCTCCATTACAATCTCGTTTAAATGCCCATTCTCTCCTCGCATGGACTTTACTCTTTCAGAAGCATCGTCCCATGTAGCATTTACAAGCGCCTGTCCGGGCTGTAGGTTGTTCATAAACCTAGCCACAGTCTCGGTCATTCCTGCTTCTGGTGTGAATGTCATATAAACCATTCCACGCCTATCCAAGGTTCTGGTTACTGCTTGTGAGTATATGTCTCTTGGAGGTTCCTCATCAAGCCAGATACAATCAACCGATCTTCCTTGCCACTTCTCAACGCCCATCTCATAGGCTTTAAAGAATAAAGAAGAGTTCCCACCGGACACATGTCGTATTAAAGCAACACTCTTGGCATTAGGGACGCCCGGTTTTCGTTCCGTTTTTATTATATAGTTTTTAGGAACAGTACCAGATCCAAATGCCTCTGGGTCGTCGGGGGAACCCAATAACTCAAACTGAACAATATCTCTAGTTGTCTCATTAGATACTCCACCAGCCCATGCCACAATGGGTTGCTTGAATACCTTTCCTTCCCACCAGTCAGGGTATACTCCAGTAAGATGATAAGCCAACTCAGCGCTGCCACAATAGGATTTACCTATTCTGTTAGCTGCCATTAATAATCGTTGGTTGCAGTCCTTCCCTGTTTGGTGAAATTTTTCTTGGTAAGGATAAGGGTCGTAATAATCTAATCTATTATATCTTTCTCTTTTCCTTAACTCTTTTAGTATTTCAACCTTTCTTTCAGTAGACATCATACCCCTCTATAAGGGATCATAGTTCGCAGAGTGCCCATTAGTGTTTCAATAAAGATGATAGTTCTCTCTCTAACTCCTCTGTAGACAGTTTCTCTATATTGGTTTGCTCCACTCTCTCTACAGGCTTCATACCGGCCCTGTCTAAGATATCTTTTATTGCTCCAAGTCTTACCGCTTCAGACTGTGCTGATTCTGCAAGATCAGTAACCCAATTCAAAACTGAAGGAACCTTTTGAATGAGAATCTTTTTTACTCGTTCTTCTATTTTATCCTGCAACTGGTTCTTTAATCTATACCCTTGTTGTTTTGCTGTCTTCTCAGAATATCCAGCATGGATTGCTGCTTTAGTTGCATTCCCAGTAAGGGAGTAGAACTCCACAAACATATCCATCTTCTCGCTCATTACTTTGACTTCCTAATCTTTATGGTTACTTCATTTGTTTTAATACCATCTTGAGACGAACCCATTCCTTGGAACATCATTAGATACCTTTCAATGTCTTCTGCTGTTACCGATAGAGACTCTTCCATCTGAGAATCAATACCAGCCCCACCCATGTAGGCTTGGTGCATTCGGTCAAACGGAGGCTCCATTAGCGGCCCCGTCACAGGCTGCTGCGGCATTTGCTGTGGTGCTAATTGTGGAGGCATTTCCTGCATAGGCATACCTTGTGGAGGCATTCCACCCATAGGCATTCCTTCCGGAGGCATGCCCTCTGGATTCATTTGAGCATAAGGATCTTGTCCTCCTTGCTGTATTTGCGCTAAAATTCCCTCTATACCATTCATTCGTCATACTCCCAATTTTCCCATAATTCAAACTCTTTGCCCCACCGAGTTCTGCTTTCTAATCTGAGCAACTCTTTTCTTTCAAAAGGCAACCTCTGCCCTTCAGGTTTATTTCTTATATCTTGTAGCATTTGAAATTCAGTGCCAGTTAGATTGCTCTCCAACTTTAACTTATCTTCTTCAGCATTATACCCAAATGCTTCATCAAACTTTGCTATTATATTCCTTGATGCCTCAATCCCTTCATCAAGAGTTTTCATTATAGATTCTGGATATTTACCAGACTCTTTTCCTGCAATCAAAGCATTTAATTCATTTAGCCATTCGGATCGCATACCACCAGCGCCACCGCCAGAGACATTGTTATAAATGTAAGCATCTGACTCACCAGCCTCAATGCCTGCCAATACGTCTTCTGGAATGATATCAAACTCATCAAACCCTAAATAGTGGAATCTCTTAAATTCATAAGGGTCGATACCTTGAGCCTCTAGCGCCCTAGTTAGCATGTCTGGATCTACAGATTGCCTGTCCAGAACATCTTTACTATTTAGCCTCCATAACCATTTCTCTGGATCTTTCCTGAACAGTTCTTGCGAATCCTTCTCTACTAGAACATCAACCGTTTCATCTAGATCTGCCTCTCTCTTTAGAACACGGCTTGACATCTGTGATGGAAAATCAACCACTCCTGCTTTTTCTGGATTAGGGTAGTATTGCTCTACCTCTTTAGCGCCTAGTACTGCATCATTCAGAAACTTGCTTTCTCTGTCAGGATTGAAAGCAACTCCTGAATGCTCTATAAAATCATCAATCTGTTTCTTGGATGCTCCCTGCTGTTGATATTGATCCAGCAGCGTTAAGGCCCATTCTTTTCTTTTCCTCTCTTCTATCTGCTTTGCTTTAACATCTCGCATGGTAGCGCCCATGCCAATGTTGACAACCTTGTTCTCTGTGAATTCTTCGAATATCTTTGATCTTGCATTATCAAGTTCTTCGTCTCTTATGATATTCCTTGCAGCAGTCTCTTCCCTTCTTTTCTCGTCCCCTTTCAATTCACGCCTGAGCCAAGGCTGA